TTTGTGCTTGGTGTATACTTAGATGCCAATTTCTATACCTCCGCTATAAATAGTCAAGAACATAGACTAAATCAAGTTTTTCCAGTTATTTCCAGCGCCGATTGCCATAATTCCGCTGATGTCGACACCAGCATCATCGGGAGCATAATTGGATAGTGGGCTTTGTGATGTGGGCGCGCCCGGAGTGCCTGCTTTTGAAATTGGCTCAACATTATCGAAGACTCCTTTGAAGCCTCCGCCCATAGATTCTTCTAATTTTCTCTTTTTTGTCTCCATGGCCTCGACGGCTTCCTGTTGAAGCTCAACTCGCTGCCTTGAAAAATCAGGTTCTGGCTGTCTCGTTTTGGTTTCGACGATCGTTTGTTGCTGAGATCCCAATCCTTGGACGACTTCTGAGATGAGTCCAGATAGGACACCCTCTTCAAAAATGACTTCTTTGATACATTGTTTGATAAGGGGTTTTAATATTTTTTGTAGTTCTTGTTTTTTCATTTATCACCCAGAGTGTCGTTCAGTTTAGCCACAGCAACCAACTCTTGATTGATACGACCATCATTATCTAATATTAAATTATATCCGCTCGCGCGTCGGCCTTCGGTATTATTGACACCAGAAATCCAAAGAGGAAGATCTCTTCGTCCAATCGAATCTATTGTAAGTCTTCCCGGTAGCCCATGCATGCGATACCAAATTTTATAAAAACTGATTTCGGCGCCGTTTCCATTTGTCTTGAGATAATTTCCATAGCCATCTTTAATTTTTAGGAGTTTCGCTACAGCATCAGGATTCTTATAGTTGTCGCCGCCAATGAGGGCGGCAAGACGACCACTTTTATCCCAACCAACAGTAGCATAGCCCAGCGCTCCAGATCCGGTTTTGGATAAGCCTTTGAGCGCGCCGGTAAATATTTCGAAGCCGGCGCCGGCGGCGATCTGCGCTTCGCTTTGATATTTGCCGCCGTATTTTTCTTTTGCTTTTAGATGTCCTTCATAAAACTCTTTCTTGATATTGGTTATTAAAAACATTTCGTATGGACCTTGTGCTGCGTTACCACGTCGCAGTCCGTTTACAGTATCACTAGTTGTTTGACCAGTTTCGACATCTGATTCGTTTTTTGCTATTAATTCAGCCATTTTTATGGCTTTCTTTTCAAGCGAAGAGTCTTCTTCGGCAGGAGCCTCCTCTTCACTAACAAAATCGCCTTCTTCCATAAACTTCTTAAAATTCTCGACAAGCAGCTTGTCCTTGTCGTTGCTTGCATATTTTTTGTTTTCTTCGAAGCCGAATCCCCGAGTTGATGTTTTGTCTCCTCCTCTGGTTTCGCTGCTATAGCTTTCCGGTTTATCCCGGCCATGGAAATGAGCCGATCCTGGCGCGCTGTAGTGGCCACTGCCACCCCTATGATCACCTCCGGTGCGATATTTGCGGCGCTGCCGCGCCTGGTATTCTCTTTCGGCATCTTCTTTCGCTTTTTCCCTTTTTCTTGAGGGGATCTCGATAAAGCGCCTGAACCAATCGGATTGGAAATGGTCGTATTTCTTTTGATCTGCGGGGGCCAGTTTATCATGCTTCTGATCTACTTTTTCCATTTTTTTATTATAATCGATAAAATCATTATAATATTCCATCATTTTTTGGTACTCTTCACTTTGGAAATATTTCATCATAAAAGGGCTCTTTGTTGTCAAAGATTTCCACCAACCAACTTCCATGGGATCCCGCCTCGTCGCGCCCTGCATTGTTTTGCTCGCATCGAGGTCACCAATAAACCAAAGTCTAAGTGCTTGTTGGAATTGTTCTTTGGGATCGGCTGTGTGTTTTTTACTGAGAGTGGTGCCCAACATGGCGGATAGAGCGCCTACCCGGGGGTCTTTGTGTTCTTGGGCTGCTTTATGAATTTCGGCATACTTACCCCCCTTATCTTGGATTTCTATAGCCATCTCGTTGAAAATGTCTAGCGGATGCTTACCTCTCTCGGCGGCGTCGTATTCACCTTCATCTATTAAATCATCATTCGAGCCTTCTTTTTTTAAATCGGGAAGATCGGGAGAAAAATCACCCTCTTCCATGAACTTTTTAAAGCCCTCGACGAGCAGCCTATCCTTATCGTTGCTTGCCCATTTTTTATCTCTTCCCATTTTATTTATCTCCCAAGATGCTATTTAAAGCTCGATTAATTCTGTCTGCTTTTGTAAAAATGTTTGGTTCATCGTATTTCTTGCCTTCTTGCAATTTCATATAAGCATTTGGCGTTGATGGCTCTGAGACGAAATCAAAACAGATCAATTGAAAGTCATCTTCGACCATAATGCTCCCGTCCATATTTTCTCTGACGGATCCAAGGCCTCTTGAAGAAATGCCAAGTTGGCAACCGCTGTCGACGAGGCCTCTTAAAATTCCTCCGGATGGAGTATTCAAGACCTTGACGCTTCCCATAACTTTTGGACCATCAATCCAGATATTTGTAACCATATGGCTTGCGTTTTTAAGATTTATGACAGAATCCTCTGGATGGTCTAGTTCGCCGAGGGCTCTTCTCTCTTTTACGAGTTTTTGATAAGTTTTTACCTCTCGCATGAGAACACCCTCCGGATAGACCCTTCCGTTGCCGTTCTGGACTCCGCACTGCTGCATAAGACCAGTTAGATACATGGCATTGTTTTCTTTAACATCTCTCTTTTCTGCCTCGGTCAAAAGATCTTGGCAGACGCCCCCTTCACAAAGGGCATAATATTCTCGCAATAAAACTTTTTTACTCATTTTTTAATCCTTTTAAAGTAGTCAACAACCGCTTTTACAGCGTCGTACTCCTTGAAGCATATATCTTTTAAGCATTTAATCACCTCCCTCTTTATGATTTATCTTTATTCCACAGTCACTGAAGACTATATTTAGAATATACGAAGTTCCTGAACTTATCCATCCACAAATTAAAAAATTCACGGGTGTTAGTTCATAAGTAAATAGTTCTGTCAAGGGATTAACGCCGCATAAAAAGACACCAACCCAAAATCCTACACACATAGGACAGGTCCAGAAATAACCATTTGGTCTTATCTTCCCAAAAATCTTTCCGTAACAGAGAAGTTGGGTTAGACCATAAGCTGCTAGAATAAAATAAGGAAGGCCCATTATTTCTTTTTCTTTTCTTCTTCGAGCATATAACTCATCCAGTATGGAGCATAGTTATAGCCAGGACGAATTGAGCCCTTTTCTGATGCCTGTGGAACCTCACCGAGTTCTGTTGAGTCTTCACCGGTTGGTTCCGTATAGTAATTATCGAGCATTTCTTCGTAATCTTCGATGTAATCATAATACGGCTTTTCTTCTTTCAAAAATTTATAGACATTATAAATTGTGTAGTCAAGAGCGTTTATATCTTCATCTTTTGACTCGGCGATTAAGCCTTCGAGAGAGCCATAAACGTTGCCGCCTCGGATAGAGTCATAGGTGACAATACCTTTTCGCTTTAGGAAATCAAAAAGCCTATTTTGAACTCCATAAATCGCCTCTGAATAGTCATTCTTTGCGAAAGTCATAATTTTGTTTTTATCGGGCATAATAACAATGTCAATCTCTTGATGATCGAAAATCATGATATTTCCATCGAGAGATTTGCGGGCTTTTAATTCAATTTGAATTAATTCCTTTTGCTTATGAACTTGTACAGAGATCATTAGCTTTCAATCTCCTTAACTAAATTCTGAATTTTTAGAATTTCCTGAACCATATCGTTGTCGATTGGCTTTTCAGAACATTTGTCGAGGATTTCTATAACTTTTTTTGTTCCTTCAAGCATTTCGGAATCTTCTTTGATTTCTGAGGTTTCCATTGACTCAGTGAGTTTATTTTTTAATCTTGAGATTTCTTCATTTAAATAAACCTTCAATTCTAAGCCGTTGTCTGTGAATGATCCGATATAGTGCTTTAAAAGGCTCTTTTGTTCGGAAAGAAGTTCGCTTCCATATTTCTCATTAAATTTTGAAACAAAAGTTTTATAAGTTAAGTTATCAATTGGTTTAATCGACGACTTCTGCTCTTTCTCTGAGGAAGTCATGCGATCAATAATTTGTTTTTCCATTAAAACTCTTTGTTTTGTTTTTGTTCGATAATCGAAGATTTGATAAACAGTTGCGACATCACGATAGTTCGGAATAAAATTAGAAAATACATCTGAAGAAATTAATTTATTAATTTTATCAATTACTTCTGTTTGTTCCTCGAACAACTCTCTTTCGTCAATAATTTTCTTTCGCATTCGAGCTTCAAAAATAAGTTTTTCTGCGGTATGCTTATCGAGGTCACGAGTATCTAAAACTGCCTTATAAAGCTCTAAATCCTTAGCAAGAGCGGAAGATCCTTTAAAGTTTTCCCTTACAAGCTTAATAATGAGATTTTTCTTTTTACTATCTTTCGCGACAATAGCTTTTGTTAATTCTCGTATTAACGCTTCAAAAATAAAGGCCGTATTACGCTTTTTGTTGTGTTTCATCTTCATCTAATTCAATCTCCGACTTTTCTAATTCTGTAATCAAGCTCTTAACTGATGCTTTAGCCTCGAATAGCAACTCCTCTTCCTGACTATAAATAGGTTGCTCGACTTCGTAAATCCCCCGAGAAAGGCCCATTAAGTTTGATAGTCCAGGAGTGGTCTCATATGGCTTTGGTATAGCCATGGCTGTATAATTGTGTTCTCTGCCATTTCTGCCGTCGCCGCCACGGAGTTTCTTGGAAACGTGCCTCTTTCCTTTGGCTTTTTTGGTTAAAGACTTCTTGGTATGGCGTCTATTTCTATCGTCTCGATCATCATTTCGCTTCGCCGGGGCTGCCAATAGAGGGCCCTCTTCGGCTGCCTCTTCCCCTCCAAGGTCTCCTCCGAGGTCTCCAAAATCTTCCCCTCCGAGGTCTTCCCCTCCGAGGTCTCCGAAATCTTCTTCCCCGAGGTCTCCTCCGAGATCGCCCATTCCTCCTGCGGCTTCTTCACCTGCTGCCTCCGCTGCTGCGTTGAGTTCTGCTTCGTATTTTCTGTCATGAAACATTTCTCTTTGATTTCTGACAAATTCTTCTTCTGAAAGATTGAAAAGATTTTGTGCGATCCATCTGCGGCTGAAAAAGTTTTCTGTTGCGCCTGATGCGATATCAAATTTAGTCTTCCAGTGCTCAAGCTCTTGAAGTTCAGCAATCTTTGAGGGATTATTTAGCTTGAGCCTGAAACTGACAAGATCATCTCCACGGAAACCGAGGGTATATAAGTGAACAATTCCAATTTTCTCAAGTTCTGAAATAACTGCTCGTTGAAGTCTTTGAATTGTTCGCGCGAAGCGAACATCTTTTTGTGCGAGAGTTGTTTTGTCCTCATTTGCCTCTGAATCGCTTGATAAATAAGCTGTTGGAATTTTTAAGGCCGCGAACATCTTATCACGAAGGTATTTGACATCATCGATGTCGCCAGTAAATTGACCTCCAGCGAGTGTTTCAATTTTTGAGGACTCTCCTCCACGGACAGGAATGAAATAATCTTCTTCAACCGAAAGGGGATTGTATCGCAAATCAACTCGGCCTGTATCGGCGTTAACAACTTGATTTCTCTTCATAGAGGTTATCGTCTTTTGAACAAACGCTTCAACATCTTGCGGGGCAATGTTTCCAACGTCAATATAGAACACTCTTCGCTCGGCGGAGCGCACAATACGGTAAGCCATCATTGCGTCTTCCATCAAAACAAGCTGGCGCCAGATGCGGCGACCAGATTCCAGAACTGATGTTCCATATGGTGCGTATTTATCATTACCAAGAACGCGAAAATGTGCGATTTGCCAGTTTTCGAAGGTCATACCTCCAGAGTTCCACTGATATTGAACATAATTGGGGTTCGAGGGGTCTTCTCCCTCCAGTCTTTCCACCTCTTTCAAGGGTAGTGGGATAATAGACTTAACACCAAGGCGATCATCTAAGTCCATATAAAGAATAAAATCTCCAAATTTACACATGGAGCGACACCAACCAAAAAGATTGTGTTCAAGGTTTAAAACATTGCTATAAAGAGACTGAAGAATTGCTTTTATCTCTTCATTTGGACAATCAATTGAAAGCATTGGGGTTAACGCAGTATGAGTCGTCATTTCGTCGGCATAAATGTCCATCGCTGACGCGATTTCTGGCATATATTCCATTTGTTCGTAATCGACATAGCGCTCGGCCCTATTTTGCTGGGCCATAATCTTAGAGTGCATAATATCAAACGGACTATACTCTGCTCTCTTGAATTGTTGTCCAGAGGCAGATCTGAAATCTGATGAATACTTATCCAGCGCCGTTCTTCGAATCTTGCGATTCATTTGGGTGCGCCAGTTTACAATTGGGCCAGAGAATAATCTCGTTAATCTTCTAAATAATTCAGATTGAGGGTTATTTGGGTTTTTTGTATTGTCAGCCATTCTTTATCCTTTTATTAGCCATGAATATTGTTTATATTCTTCTACTTGTTTAAACATTTTTTCGTCTAAAGCTTCTTTTCTGTTGTATCCTTCCATTCCTGGAACTGTTGTGTTAATTTTTGTATTAACCTTAATTATAGAGTTTAAACATGCCTTTTTATATTCTATTTCTCTTTT